ACCATCGACATACCATTTTCTGAAAATGTCATATGAATGCTTTTTGAAATCTAGAAGATGTAGAATGTTGTCAAATTCATTTGATATAGCTTTTTTGACATTATTTGCAATCTTTACATCATCAAGAATTATCTCTACAGTTTTTACTTTGTCTTCTGTGACAATAGCATCGTTAACAATGTCATCAATTGCTTGGTCGACTTCAGGTTGCAGTGCCATTTCACGATATTTGGAAACAAGTTCTGCTTCTGTTTTGATAGTTCCATCTAGGTCGATATATGTTCCATATTGACCGCCCGCTGCAACGACTACAGCGCCATCGTCCTTATACTCAGGAGTAAAGGAAGGCAAGTTTTCCGTATCTTGCTTGCGTTTGATTTCAAAACCGAATAGAGATGCCATATATTTTCCTTCAAAATAATAGGGGCTACCAATTACGATAGCCCCTCATATAAACAAAATTTAGTAGTTCATATCAGAGACTAGAATAAAAACTTATTTATTGAAGCCATTTCCGATAATAGTTGTATCGTAATTTACCGCGCCGGTGCTATTTTCATCAGCAACTGGTTCCCACCAGTCATATGAGAAAGTAACATCAAATGTTTCAATCGAATTTACAGTATCCCAATCAAGATTAATTGCATCAATTTGAGTTGGGAATATACCTACGAAACGATATGATCTGATTGGTTTACTAGATGTATCACCTGATTTACCTGCCTTAGAATACTGACGAACAATTGCAGTGCACTTGTAGTCAGCTGGGCTACTTCCTGCAGCATTGACGTTTGAGATCAATGTGTTCATCTTGTTTGACCATTCTTCGAATCTAGCACGAATTTTGAAATCTTCATCATTCATTACTGTGATCGACCAATCAGCGAATGTTCTATCACCCGCTAATTTGATTTTTCTGCCGAAGTAAGGAACATCAATTGAACCGATTGACATTGCAGGAATCTGAGATGATCTTGCAACAAATCTTAGCTTTTCAAGTCCTGGGTATCCTGCAATTTCTATGTCGAATAGGGACGGACGAGCGCCGCCCCCTACTAGACCCTGTGATCTAAATGTGTTGATATTAAATGCCATTTTATTCTCCTATTCTTTCGTTTATTTATTAGAATTGTCCGACGACTTCGGAGAAGGCAACGCCAGTTCTTACAGCAACGAAATTCAATTGAATGTAATTGATTGAACGTGCAGGTTTAATGTATATATCGCCAACAAATTCATTGCGGTCAATAACTTCTGGTGTATTGTTTGTTTCATCACAAACAACCAAGAAATCAGTGATACCACGACGACCTTGAATGTCACGCAAATATGGATTCACAAGATTTTTGAACTGTGAACGAGTAAACGCATCGTTGAACTCGAACAATGTGCTCTTTGATGCACGAGCGATTGCTTTTTCAAGAAGAATAAACAGACGACGAACATTGATACGATCAAATGCAGACGCAACACCTAGCAAGGTTTTATCACCATATAGGAGTGTTCCTTGACCCGGGAATGAAACCACTGGATTTACTCCGTTAGTATACAATGTGCCACGCTCTGAAACTGATGGATTATATGCTAAACGAATTAGATTTTTGATTTGACCACGAGAAGGTCCTGCTGGTGACCACCAAGAATCATTTGTAACGTCTGCTCTAGCGCATAGACCTGCAATGTCACCATTTAATGGCACCCAACGATATACATCATTGTAGCGATCATACATGTATTTATAACCAGAATCCATGAAGGCATATGACGATGGGTCGATCAGATTTCTTGTTGCGACAATAGCATCAGCAGCTGCGCTACCTGATTTACCTACAACATCTTCTTTAGACGGTGAAATGAAAACTACACAATCTTTGCGATTTTCAGCCATGTTGATTAAGTAATTCGCAAGTTGTGCGCTAGTACCTGTAGGTAGTTTTCCTGTCATAATAAGTGACACATCAACATCTGTTGGCGATGCAAACTGTGCATATGCGTCATAAAGTTCGACAGGTGATATATCAGATTCATCAGCACCATCTCTGCCTTGAACAAATGTTTTCTGATATACATCAAGTGTAGAATTTACCAATAGTGTAGCTGTTGCTGTCGTAGCACCACCCATGTTATTGATTGCATAAATGTATTCTGAATTGTCATTGATTACATTTTTATAATAATTTTGTCCGCCATCAACTGTTTTAGCATCAGTTGCACGAGAAACGCCACGATATGTTTCTAGAATAGTACCAGGAACACCAGTAAACTTGCCCCCATCATCAACAACAACAATGTGCATTTCATCTGAATTTACAGAAGTATTTCCGAAGCTAGATTGATAGCTTGATTTTCCTGGCGCGGCATCAAATGAACCTTTGAACTCCCATCCGCGCTGGATAGTATTATTCGCAACTACAGCAGAATTTGACTCAAGAGTTACGCCGGTTGCATCTTTGACAATTTTAGAATTTAGCACAAAACTGAAAGTCGCTGTTGCATTAGTGTTGTTTGAAGATGGCGTCAACCCAATGGTGACCGGATTTGCTGTAATTACTTTAAATGTATCCTTACCTAATACAATAGTATCAGTGGCATTGATTTGACTTTGTAATGTTGTTGCTGCAGCAAGTGCAGTAGCATTAGCACTTTCGATTGAACCGTTCGAAGATGTTTCAGTTATTGTTACTGTAACAACTCTTGAACCATTAGGAGCAACCAAAGTAGTAAATCTGTTAATAGTTGTTGTGTTCACACCATCAGTTGCAGTTCCTACAAATTTGTAAGTATTACCTGTTAGTGCGATATTAGATTGATAACCTGCAGAATTGGCGCAGACAGAAATTCTCAATGAATTTCCTACTTCACCTGGATATCTTGCAACAAAGTTGGTATTAGTATCAAATTCTGATGATGGTTTATCAAGGAAATGTGTGCTGCTTTTTATGATTTGTGCAGCTAAGTTGTCAACAGATCCTGTATTTGCAATCGCGCTGAATGCAGTGTTAGTAGCGAATTGAATTGTGCCGCTGTTAACATTAACTAATGCATCAGAAGACGCAGAAAGTGTAAATGCTGTTGCACTGGTAATAGCATCAATTTTTGCGCCAATTTTAATGCCATTTGAACCAACAGAAATTACATACATACCTGCTGACAAGTTTGCAGTAGAGCTAACATTTACTGATGCAGATCCTGCAACAATATTTGCAATAGATACCTTTGGCGATGTTCCGACAGTATTAGCAGCACGAGATACATGCAAACGAATGCCATAATTAGTGAAACTAGCTGCAGTCAACCAGGTTTCAGCATTTAGATTTGTTGGCTTGCCGTAGTTAGACAGCAAACTATTTTCAGAATCTACTAAAACACGCTGATCAACAGGACCCCAACGAAAAACGCCGCCGATAGCCCCATCAGTTGTCGAAACAACAGGAACGATAGTAGTTAGATCAATTTCACTGACATTAATGCCCGGGCTTATTTGGAATGACATAGGGATTCTCCTTTTTCAAAGTTCTATGATGAGATATATTCTCTTTATTTATAAATGCTTCAGATTCAATCCCAGCCATCATTCATGTTTAACCATGAAGGCATGCTTACATCGACACCCAGTTCATTTACATTTACATCATCACGTCCATCCTCAATAAAACCAAAAGGTAATAAATCACTCATCAATTCTGCTTCTGTCTTTTCTCTCAATTTCATCAATGTATTAATATCAGTCATTTCTTTGAAATAATTTTGATCAGACATCCATGCAAATAATACTAAAGGCATAACCAAGTCATCATGACATCCAGCTTCAGCTTCATAACTACTACCCTTACGAGCAAATGTAGTCAATTCCTGGATAGTGTTGTAGTCATGAACAATCAATTGATTTTGTTCAATCAACAATTTTAACAAAGAACAACCAACTGATTTTAACACTTTAGTTGTTCGAACACCTCTTTCAGATGTTCCTGGACCAAATCCGTTTGAAATTTGTTTACCTGCTCGACCCGATGCAGCAGTATATAGGATATTATCATATTCGTATTCATTATGTATTGCATCAACAACCTGACCACCTATGTCATTTGTTTCAACAAGGACAGCAGCGTCATTATAGATTCTAGCAATCCTTGCAATAGTTTCTGCATATTCGATAGGACTGATAGTATTATTTCGATATACACATACTTGTTTATATGGCATCTGGCTAATATCAATCACATGAAATGCTGAATAGTCGAGACCTTTGCCGTGTGAAACGTCTGCAATAATTGTATAAATCTTGCCAGGCATAGGCTCGTTATATTGATACAACCCATTACGAGCAACTAATGCAGGTTTCACAACGAGTTCTTTTAATTTCCAGCCAGCAATAAGTGTGCCTGACGAACCCAAAAATTCAACTTCATGTTCTTGACTAAACTTCTCGTAGTCAAACGACATAGCAGCAAGTGTGCGTTCTTTCCAACCTTCATCACGACCTGGAACATCATACCACATAACCTTGATTGGGTTGTATTCATTTTTGCCTTGCAGCGCGTAATCCCACGTCTTGTAGAAGTGGTTCATACCATTAGGTGTTGACACGAGAACAACCTTAGTTGTTTCACCAGAAGAAATCGTCGGGAAGGTTGAGTTGAAAAATTCATCCCAATTTTCAATAAACGCTGCTTCGTCAATAAACAATAAGTTAATCGAGAAACCACGAATAGAATCTGCGGATGTTGATGTCGCAATAACACGAGATTGATTTTCTAGAACTAATGACCCCTTGTTTGATTCCACAACACCTTGCTGCAACCATTTAGGGAGATGTTGATATGCAAGGTGAACTTTTCCTAAAATTTCTCTAGCTGTATCGCCTTTGTTTGCAAGCAATGCAACTGTTTTATCAGGATGAAAAATGATATACCATAGGATGTATGCACAAGTAGTTGTTGATTTTCCGATCTGTCGTGCAGTTGCAAGAACCGTATAGCGATTTTCTTGCATTGATCGGATCATTTTTTCTTGATAATCATACAAATCGAAGTTGACAAGGCCTTTATCAACATGTATAATCTTCATGTAATTCTTAGCGAAATATACAGGATCCTGTGAACATAGGATATATTCAGATACCATGTGAGGTGTCCAATCGACACCTACACCAGCACGTTTTAAATTGATGTTTCCATTATAGCCTCGAAAGTTACTATAATTTACATCATCAATTATTTCAATCTTTTCCGCCATTCTTCATATCCTTTAGGAATTTCTGCAATTCAGCTGTAGAACCTACAAATAAATTGTTCTGGACTTTATTGCCGCCCATACTATCATTCATGCTCTCACCTGATGCTTTTTCAATCTCAATTTTAGTTTTACGCAAATTCAAAAGATCTTTATTTGCTTCAACCATAGTTTTAACTAAATTAGCTAAAACTTCAAATGCTCTGGGGTGTTGTGTTTGTGCTGCAACCTGTGCTAATTGATCAAGTGCGTTTGCACCTGTTTCAATAACTCCGTAAATATTTTGACGGGCATATTCGTAATCTGTATTATCATCAATAGCAACAGTACCTAGAACCAATTTAGGTTTCTCAGGCATCGGTGCCATACCCAATGCATTGCTTATTGGGTCGTTATTAGCCTTAGGCTTTTTTGCCATAAATCACTCCGATAATATAACACCGGATATATTAGTTACATATCCAAAATCATCACTTGCTAAAATTAAATTTCTATCAATG